GGGGTACAGCCCCTACTATCACAGCAAGCAATTGGCAATGTGCTTCTTTAAATGGAATCACTTACTTCTTTCAGTCTGGTTATAACCCATTGATCTATGACCCTGCCGTAAGTACAACTACTTATAGGCGTGTGTCTGAGAAGACAGGTTATGCGGCTACTGTGCCTGATGCAAACATTTGTATATCAGCGTTTGGTCGTCTGTGGGCGGCTAACACTACCTCTAACAATGCTACTGTTTACTTTAGTGACTTGATTGCAGGTCATGTGTGGTCAACAGGAACATCTGGTTCTTTGAATGTCAACAATGTTTGGGTGAATGGTGCTGACCAGATTACTGGTTTGGCGGCTCATAACGGCTTCTTGTTTATCTTTGGTAAGCGTCAGATTCTTGTGTATTCAGGTGCTACTAGCCCGTCTAGCATGACCTTGAGCGACACAGTTGAAGGTATTGGTTGCATTGCTAGAGATAGTATTCAGACGACAAGCACAGATGTGTTGTTTTTATCCAACTCTGGTGTTCGTTCATTGATGAGAACAATTCAAGAGAAGTCTGCGCCTGAGAGGGACTTGTCTAAGAATATCCGTAATGACTTAACTAGCGTGATTGCTGGTGAGACATTAGCCAATATTAAATCTGTCTACTCTGAGCGTGAGGCGTTTTACTTACTGACCATGCCTAGCATTGGTTCTGTGTATTGCTTTGATACCAAGGGCATATTGCCAAATGGCGCATCACGGGTAACAACTTGGGATTCTATTCAGCCAACAGCACTCTTGTCTCGCAGAGATGGAAGTCTTTATATTGGCAAGAATGGCTATATTGGTTTGTATAACACTTATCAGGATTACACATCTGCTTATAGGATGCTGTATTACACAAATCATGCTGATTTAGGCGATCAGAATAGGACTTCTATCTTGAAGAAGTTATCTATTGTGGTGATTGGTGGAACAAACCAGACTGTGACATTTAAGTGGGGCTTTGACTTTAAGACCAACTATTTGTCAGACAACGATACGATTCCTACTCAGGGCGAGTCCTACTACGGGATTGCTGAGTATGGCGCAAATGCTACAACTATTGCTGAATATAACGATGGCGTGGCTTTGCAAACGCTTGTTGTGTCTGCAACAGGCTCTGGGAAAGTTGTTCAAACTGGTTATGAGTCAGACATTAATGGAACACCATTGTCTATTCAGAAGATTGAGATACAGGCTAAACAAGGGAAAATATCATGAGTGATTACACCAAAAGCACGAACTTTGCTACCAAAGATAACTTATCTTCTGGCAATGCTTTAAAGATTGTTAAGGGAACTGAGATTGATACTGAGTTCAACAACATTGCTACGGCTATTGCTACTAAGGCAGATTTAACAAGTCCTACCTTTACTGGTTCTCCTTCTTTGCCTACTGGTACAACTGCTGTTACTCAAAGTGCTGGAAACAACACTACTTTGTTGGCAACTACTGCATTTGTTCAGGCGGCAATTGCTTTGCTTTACCCTGTTGGCTCAATCTACACAAATGCCACATCAAGCACAAACCCAGGCACTTTACTTGGCTTTGGTACTTGGACAGCCTTTGGCGCAGGTCGTGTTCCTGTTGGTTTTGACTCTACCAATGCCTTGTTTGACAGCGCAGAAGAAACTGGTGGTAGCGCAAATGCTATTGTTGTTAGCCACACCCATACGGCTACAACAACATCAACGGATTCAGGTCACAGTCATGGTTCTACTGTTGGTAGCGGCTTTATTTCTAATGGTGGTAGTGAGCAATTGGCTGGTGGTAATAACCTAAACTTTGGTCGCCCATCAACAACTGCAACAGCCACCGCTAGTATCTCATCTACAACAAGCATATCGACAGAAGGCTCTAGTGCAACAAATGCTAACTATCAGCCGTACATAACTGTTTATATGTGGAAAAGAACGGCATGATTGCAGAAAAAGTTATACAAGTCATTGATGGAACATTGGATGACATTGAGGACTTTGACAAGATTGCGTTGGAGCATTGGGAGTATTTCAAGAATAAAAAGCCAATGTTTGATAGGGGAATAATTGGTAACTTTCGTGTGGTGATAGCCAAAGATGAGGAAAAGACAGTTGGTTATGCGTTTTACTTGTTTTACAAAAGCCCATATTACGATGAGACTTGCTGTCAAATCGATATGTTCTTTTTAAAGCCAGAGTACAGAGGTCAAGGAATAGGAATGAAGATGTTTAAACTTGTTGAGCAAATGGCTAAAAAGAATAACTGTAAAAGTTTGGTCGCAAGTTATAACTTAAAAGAGTCGTTAGATATGTTTTATAAGAAACTTGATTTTAATGCTACTCATGTAGCGGTAGTAAAGGAGATTTGATATGCCATTCGCATTTGCAGGTTCGCTTGTACAAAGTCAAGCCACAAAGAGTGCGGCAGGCACTTCCGCCGCCGCACAACTAGAATCAGCACGAATAGCGGCTGAAGCGGCTAAGTTCCGTCCTGTTGGCGTAACTACACGTTATGGGTCAAGCAACTTCCAAACTGATGATCAGGGTAATCTCATTGGTGCTGGATATAACATATCTCCAGAGTTACGAGCCTATCAAGACCAACTGCTTGGTTTAACTGGTAGGCAGTTACAACAAGGTTTAAAGGCTCCTGAGCAGTACGATCCTTTAACTGGTGCGGCTACTGGATTGTTTAACCTTGGTAGTCAATATTTATCTCAGTCTCCTCAAGAGGCGGCTCAGAAGTATATTGAACAGCAACAAAACTTGCTTGCTCCTAGTCGTGAAAGACAGTATGCACTCTTGCAAAACAATTTGTTTCAAACAGGTCGTGGTGGTTTATCAGTAGGTGGCACTGGTTTACGTCCAGGCGGTGGTCTTGGTTTAAGTGCGACTAATCCAGAATTGGAGGCGTATTACAACGCATTAGCACAACAAGATGCACAGTTGGCGGCACAGGCTGAAGAGGCTGGCCAAAGACGAACTGCTTATGGTGCTGGATTATTTGGTACTGGCGCAGGATTGCTTGGACAGTATCAGGCTGGTCAAACTGGAGCATTGTCACCATTCCAGACATCTCTTGGATTGGGTGGAACTATTGAGCAGATGGGTCAAACACCATTGGATATTAGTGCGGCATTGGCTGGTCGATCTGCTTCAGCAGGGGCTAATGCTGGAAGATTCTTGCTTGAGGGTGGATTAGGTGCGGCTAAAACAATGCAACCTGCCAATGCTCTTAGTCCTTTGGCAACTGCTTTGAGTAGCGTTTCAGGAAGTGACTTTGGAAAACAAACTAACCAATACTTGCAAGGTCAAATAAAGAATTGGTGGGAGTCCCCAAGCACTAGTAGCAATATTTCGGCAGGAAATGCTTTCATGTCTGGCTCTGACTACTCGGTATAAAGGAAATAATCATGGCAACAGATTCAATAATGGGAAATTTGTTTGGTGTATCTCCAGAGATATACGAGCAAAACAGACAAGAGCAGACACGCAAGCAAGCAATTGAGTTTGCTCAACTTGACCCCTATGAGCGCACTAATGCAATGGCGTACATTGGTGGAAGAGGGCTAGGCAATATTGTTGGTGGTGCATTGGGCGCACAAGACCCTGTAATGAGGTTAATGAGCCAAAGAGCAGAGTTAGGTCAACAATTTGATTTATCTACCCCACAAGGGTTTAAAAGTCTTGCTAAAGAACTTCTTGCTAAAAATGACCCTCAAGGCGCACAGATTGCTTTGCAAAAAGGTAGCGAACTTGAGTTAAGAGAATCACAGATTACAAAGAACTTGCGTGAGCGTCAAGGTCTTGATCCTGTCCAACAAATTATTAGGTCTGGTAAATATACTCCCCAAAGTATTTCAGAGTATGAGAAAACTGGCGATATTACTAGGTTGGTATTAGTAGAAAAACCAGACAAAGAACAGCGATTTGGCATTGACAGAGAAGCACTTTCAGAAGAAAAGTTTGGAATGTCTTTTGCGTCATTAACGCAAGAACAAAAAGCGATTGTTAATAAGTTAATTGAAGAGCAAAAAGGAACTGTTGCAGACAAAGGTGCTGTTAAGGTTTACCCGCCTGGAGCACCTGTGGCACAAAAAGATTGGATGGACTTTAGAAAGTTTGTAGATTCAAACCCCACAATGAAGAAAACATCTGCTCTTATTTCTGAGGCTCCAAGTGCATTTGACACAATAAATCGAGTTACAGGTAATGATATTGCCGCCAAAGCACTTCCTGCTACTTTAGCAAGATTAACAGGGGAAACAGGGCCATTATCAAAAGCAGACATTCAGCGTTTTGCTAGAACTGGTGGTTTAGATGACCGATTGGCACAATCTGCAACTGAATTCTTTAGTGGCAGAGGAACAAGGCAACAAAAAGAAGAAGCACAAAAATATGTTTCTGCCATCTATCGTGGTGCGCTTATTGAGCAAAAGAATTTTGTTATCAACGAAGCAAAGCAACTTGGCTATACAAAAAGCCCTAATTACGAATCATTTATACAATCTATTGATGATCAGTTGGGTAAATTTAAAGAATTTACGCCACCAGCCAAAGCGGGTGCTGAAAAACCATCTGTTAGTGTAGAAAAACCATCTGGGCAAACTGGATTCTCAGCAAGAAGAATTAATTAAGGGGTGATATTGTGGCTAAATTTATTGTTACAGCACCAGACGGGTCGCAGTATGAAGTAGATGCTCCTGAAGGTGCGTCTGAAAATGATGCAATAGCGTATTTACAAAAACAATTTGCCGCTGAAAGTGGTGGCCCTGCGGCAACTATGCTTATGGGCGAAACAGAACAAAGACCACCATCCTTTATGGAGTTTGCAGTAGAAAGTGCAAAAAGAGGGCTTACAGGTTTTCCATCTTCTTTAACTGCTGGTGGCGCACAACAAACTGGAACTTTTGCTGGAGCATTTCCTACACAACCAGAAATGTTGGGGTTAACAACAGAGAACATACAACAACGTCTTGGTGTTGATACGGCTATGCGTCCTGCTACTACGGCACAAAAGTATGCTGGTGCAGGAATAGAGGCGGCATTTGATCCAACAACAATATTAGGTGGCCCACTTAAAGTAGGTTCAACTGGATTAAGAATGGGATTGGCGGCAGTTCCAGGCGTTGCTGGAGAACTAGGTGGAACAGTAGGCGAACAGGTTGCTGGCCCATTAGGACAAGTTATTGGTGGAATTACTTTTGCGCTAGGCACTGGTGTTGGCGTTGGTAAAGCCGCAGAAGGATTGTTTGGCAAAGCAAAAGATCGCATAAAAGACTTTAATGTTGAAGATTTAGCACAGGTTGAAGGCTTATCACGGGCGCAAGATTTATTAGGCGAGGCTTTTAAGGCTGATCCTTCCTTGAAAAATAGACTTGATGAAGTACAAAAACGGCTTCAGTTTGTTACTGGTGAAAAAAGTGTATTGGGCGTAGCAGGGCTTGACAATATTGTCTTGTCTACAAGATTGAAGTCTCTTGCTGAAAATGATATTGGGTTTGCTTCAGACTTGAAGTCTCTATATTCTGATATCCAATCTGCTGTTAACAAGAAAAGGGCGGAACTTTACCCCTCTCCAACAGAAGAATTGCCATCAGCAACAAAGAAAATAGCAGAGGTTGAAACCGACTTAAATGAAAGAGTAAAGTTTATTGATAAGCAATTATCTAAACTTACATCTAATTTAGATTTGGCTGGAACATCAACGCCTTTGCAACAAGGCATGGCAATGCAAAATCTTGCTATTGCTAGAGAAAAAGCCACTAGGCAAGCAATATCACCAGAATACGATAGTGTTATTGGGCAAGCCTCAAAGCAAGGAGCAATTCTTCCTGCTAACGAAACAGCACGTTTATTGGCAACTGCTGAGGACTTGTTTCAGTCAGACCCTTGGGGAAGACAGTCAGACTTATTGCGCTTGGTAAAAACACAGTCCGATAAGTTTGGTGCTATGCGTTCTCGTATGCAACCATCTGGTGCTGGTGATAACTTGCCTGCCACTACAACTAGCGATTTGTCTTTAGGCATGGACATGACAAGCCTAGACTCTTTAAAGCGTAGGGTTGCAGAGGATATACGTAATGTTAAATCTGATGTAACCAAGGATAAGTTACGCATATTGCAAGACAGGGTTGATGACGCTTTAAATCAAGTGCAAACAGCAAATGGAAATGTCAATGTCAACTTGCGTGGCGAAAACATGACTTTTGGTCAAGCAATGACGCAACTAGATACTGATTACTACAACAAGATTGGAATTCCGTTTAAAGATGCGACTGCTGTTCAAAAGATAAGTTCACAGGAGTATGCAGAGCGTATCTCTCCATTGATAGCATCGTCACCAACAGCGACAAAACAATTCTTGCGTATTGCTGGAGATGATGGCGTTCCAATGGTGGAAAAAGCAATCATGTCAAAGTTATTTAACTCAGCAATAGACAAAAACGGCTTAGTTGACCCTGTAAAACTAGACAAGTTAATTACAAAAAATAGCAACAATGGTGGCTTTAGTGACATTCTTGATGAAGTCCCATCGTTAAAAGCAAACTTACAGGATGCAAGAGTAAGAGCAAGTTATTTGGCTGGAGAAAAGGTTGCAATTGATGATGCGGCAAAGTCAGCAAAAGCAAGGCTTGGTCAAAGTTTCTTGAACGACTATGACAACAGAGGTATTGAAGGAGTTGTTAACAACTTGTTGGGTTCTGGTGGTAAGGGATACTTTAATAAATTAAGTGTGGACTTAAAGAAACTGCCTTCTCAAGATCAAGCAAATGTAAACATGGCTTTAAAAGAGGGCATGGTTACCAAAATGCTTGATACGCCACAGCCATTTGATTATTTAAACGCAAACAAAGAGGCTTTTATCAAGGTTTTTGGCAAAGACCATGTTGATAAATTAACTGCTTTGGCAGATGTGTCTCAGTTGTCTAAGAAGATTGATATAAATAGATTAAATATCAAAGATGTTGCTATTAAAGAAACTTCAGCATTAGAGCGCATGACTGGTGGAGTACGCCCACAACAAATCACTGGAATTGCTGTTAATCAAATATCTAGCGTTTTCAACAAAGGTTTTAGGATACTTTCATTGATTGGTCAAGCAAACATTGATAATGCAACAAAAGAGGCTCAAAGAAAACTGTTTTTGGATAAAGATGGTTTAACAGCGATAGAAAATGCTTCTACAAGGTTGATTAGCAAAAGTGGAAAAGATGTAGACATAAAGGGTTTACTGCGACCAGGCGATGTGGGAGATTTTGCCAATGCAATTGGACAAGGTGTTCTGAGGTCTGGTTATTTGGGCGCACGTTCTTCTATGACACAAAGACCTGTTGAAGAAGAAGTTACAGAACCATACTTCATGTATAACCCGTAGGAGCATCCCATTGATCCTTTTTCTCTCCTCATGTTGGCGCAAGGTGCAGTTGGCTTTATTAAGCAAGGCTGTGCAATGCTCCATGAGGGGCGCATGGAACTTGAAGGTGCTAAGAAGACAGTTGAAGGCGTGCTTGCAGATGTCAAAGCAATCAAGGGCATTTGGCAGTGGCTCATTGGCTTACTTAACCCAAAACCCAAGTCCAAATCAACAGAAGAAGCCCCCAAGCCTCTGGCGAAAGCGAAGGTTGCCTCTAAGAAACAACAGTCTTATGAGGAGATGGAACTCTTACTCATTAAGGACATTGGTGAGAAACTTGGTCTTTTATTCGATACACAACAGCAAATCAACAATTACTATCGGTCATTAGAGGAAGAATCAAAGAATGTCTATGATCCTGACCAAAATAGTAGCAAGAAAGCGATTGAGAGGACTCTAATTGAGTTGCAACTTGAGAAACTGATGGAACAAGTGAGGGAGGCGATGGTGTATGCGCCTGCTGAGTTGAAGGACTTGTATAGCAGATTCTTGAAGATGTATGCAAAAATTGAGCAAGAGCAAGAGTGGGCGAGATCGGAGATGATCCGAAGGGCAAGGATAGAGCGTTGGAGACAAGAACAAGAGGAAATTCGCCAGATTGAGATGATAAGTGGGTTGGTTGCTGTTGGGTTTATTTCATTGATCTTTGGGTGGCTGATGTGGCAACTGCAAAACTTATCTGGTGGGTTTTAATTGGAGTGATGCTCTGTGTCGTTGTTGGCGCAACATCAATGGCTTATGTGGAGACTCTTTACATGAAAGCACAACTCAAGCGAGAGATGAAAGAATTGCGTAAGTTGAAACAAGAACTGAAAGAAACCAAATGAAGTATGTCTTGTTGCTGTTATTGCTAGTGGGATGTAATGACCGCTACCGATATTTTTGCCAAAATCCTAAGAACTTCTCTGCCAAACAATGTCAGCGTCCTGATTGCCAATTCACCCAAGACTGTCCCGATTACCTAGTAGCACCTATATTGGAGAAACAAGTTGTCCAACAACCCCCACAAATTCCAAGTCAATCGGCTTCTGACGCAAGATGAGATAGAGGTCAGGGTTTGGGCTTTAGTAGTCCTTATCGTGACTGTTATCTTGGCTGGCATTGTGTTCTTTATGCTGTATAGCGTTACCTTTGTGACTCAGCCTATCAAGAGCATGGCTCCGATAGACCAAGGCTATCTCAAGATGCTCAACGATATCGTATTGCTCATTGTTGGCGGCATTGGTGGCGTGATGTCTCGTAAGGGTGTGCAGACATTGGCTGAGAAGATGGCAACGCCTACAACGCCCCCTGTAACGCCTCCTAGCACCCCTACAACGCCTCCACCACCATCTACCTCTACTTGGGTGTCATCTGGTGCTATGCCAGCATGGGTGAACCCTCCTTTGGATGAGGAATGGAGAGCACCACCACCACCTACTACTCCACCTGACTATATTGATCCTGAGAAGGAGAAAATAGCCAATGAGAGGGCATTAGCGAGGGATGAACAATGATTCCTAATCCTTGGGTAATCTTAGGCGTTCTATTGGCTTTAGCAGGCTTTTATGGCTATGGACACCATAAGGGATGGGATGATCGTGATATTGAGATGCAAGCAGAGATTGCTGTCAAGAACGAAGAAGCCCGTGTAAAAGAGCAAGAACTCACCAAACAACTTAATGAAAACTCAACCAAGTTACAGGAGGCCAATAATGCCATTACTGAAAAACAGTCTAGTCTTGATCGTGCTATTCGTGCTGGTAGGGTGCGCCTCCCGTCCACAAGTTGCGTACAAACCAGTTCAAGTCCCACCCCTGCCAGCGGAGATAGCCCAAAAGCGGGAAGCGAATCTGCTAGACAAACTTACTCAGGTACTGACGAAACAGAACGACAAACCCTTGCCGCCATCGCAGAAATAGTTGCTCAAGGAGACAAAAATACAGCGCAGTTAAATGCTTGCATAGACGCTTATAACGCTGTCAGGCAACAAGTTAATTCACAGGTGCGCTAGGATGATAAATGCGCTTGGCTTTGATATAAGTTTTATTGGCTTCTTCTGATGAGTCAAAATAACCAAGAAATTTGAAATGCCCAGAAACACCAATTCCTGCTTGCCATTTACCCCTGCTTTTTACGAAAGTAACGCCAAGCCCTTTTCTATTGTGTGCATTTTCTGTTGCGGTTACATCACGAAGGTTACAAATTCTATTGTCATCTCGAACTCCGTTAATGTGGTCAATCATTCCAATGGGCAAACTGCCATTCTCAAACAACCAAGCCAATCTATGAGCAAAAACCTTTTGGCCTTTAAATCGTATTTGGATATGTCCATTGGTATTTGGCGTTCCTGCAATAGTTCCAGCAGGTACTTTCGGATTAACCCTTTTAGTCCAAACAAAAATTCCTGTATTTGGATCATACGAAATACAGTTTCTAAGTTCGTTAAAATCAATATCGCTCATGCTGTTGCACCTTTCATGCAATGTTTGGGAAGTAACGGCTTGGTGTTAGCGCATCGAGCCGTTGCGCCATTATAGGAGATGAACATGGTAAACGCTGATCAACTGCAAAGACTCCACATTAGTGCGGAATGGGTAGATGCCCTGAATGAGACATTCTCACGATTTAACCTGACTAGCAACAATCAAAAGGCTATGTTTATAGGTCAATGTAGCCATGAGTGCGGTAACTTCCGCATCCTTGAGGAAAACCTGAACTATCGTGCGGCAACGCTTATGAAGTTATGGCCTAAACGCTTCCCAACTCAGGAGATAGCCAATGCTTATGACAGGAATCCAAAAAAGATCGCCAACATGGTCTACTCAAGTCGTATGGGTAACAGGGATGAGTCTAGTGGCGATGGGTATCGTTTTCGTGGTCGTGGGTGTATTCAACTTACTGGTCACGCTAATTACTTCCATGCAAGTAAAGCATTGGGTGTGGATTTTGTTGCTGATCCTGATTTGGTTGCTACTCCAAGGTTTGCCGCTCTCAGTGGGGGATGGTTTTGGGCTACCCACAACTGTAATGCTCCAGCGGATGCCCTTGACTACACTAAAGTAACCAAGATCATCAATGGTGGCACTATCGGACTAGATGACCGCATCAAGCACGTTCAACACGCTCTAGCGGTTCTAGCCTAATCACTTCTCTTGGCTAAACCAAAGGACAGCGAATAGTATTCCTACGCCTACAAGTGCGCCAAGAAACAGCAAGACAAAGATAGTGAGGATTGTTTCAATCACTTGACCTTGCTCCTGATTACGTCCTCAAAGCACTTAAAGAGGGTTAGGACTGCACTTACAAAGGCAGGTGCAATCATTCCTGCTACAAAGATTAAGACTTCACTCATGGTAGTTTCCTTCAAATGGTATTAACTCGGACTGTCTGACTGAATAATACTCCCCATTGCCTACATCAAACAAGTTCTCTTCTAGCAAGAAATCCTTGCTGTTTATCCATCCAACTAGGCGAACACAAGTGTTGTGTATCTCTGTCAGGACAAAAACATCAACTGGTTTAGTGTTAGACCAGACAACAGCATTAAGATGACCCCCAATTTTGCTTGTGCATTTAACATCTATCGTCTTACCCTTGCGGGTGACTAAATCAGCACCAAACTTCCTAAAGTCACAATTTAGATCAAATGGCAACTTGAGGAACTTGGCAACTGCATATTCGGTTATTACCCCGTTTATGGATATTTGCAAACCATCTAAGGACTTATCCTGTTTGCGGTCTTGTGCGTGTTGGCTAGTTATGTGGTTTCGTAACTTACCTATGTATGTACAGACCATAATTTCTGTACTGGTAAGCACTACATCCACATACTCCTGATTAAAACGGGATGTCATCATCCTTGAGATTAGACGCAACTGGTTTGCTTGCTGGTGGCTGTGCATCCCGTGGAGATACTGCCAAGCCCATGAACTTGCCTGTCTTGCCTTCTTTTATCCAAGCAGACAGCCAATATTCCTGACCATCTACCATGATATTTCCTTTGTAATCAGGATGTTTCTCTGTATCTTTCTTGTCGTTCTTAAACAGAACTCCTGAGTTATCTTTCTTTTCCATATTAACCTCTCAATTGATTTAACTTATTAACTTTGTCATCCACTTCCGCTAAGAACTGAATAACCTCTCCTTCTAGTTCAGCAATGTACTTGTCATCTCTGGGTACACGTTTGATGAACAACTGAAGTCCCTCTGGCATCCGTGGGTCGTAACTCACGAAGTCCGTCCAACTACGTCCTGTGCAAGCCATTTGCCACTGCACTTGATCGTAGTATTTCTTTGCTATTTCCTCGCCTAATAAGGTGGAAATATGTTGGGCTGTGCCAGGGCATTTGATCTCCAAATTTCCCTCGCCTTCACCGCCTACCAAGCCATCAGGAGAGGCGGCAGACATAGCAATCGTTGGATGGTCAATAGCACCTACCTCGTCCACCAAAACGCCTGTTTTAGCCTCGTATGCGGCTCTAGCAAATGGTTCATTGGTTGTTCCCCACTCCATTGCCGCATTGGTGTAGGACTCAGCAACTTGGTTTGTCATGCGCTCGACTACCAACTGAGCCATGTAGTTAGCACGACTTGTTGAATAACCTGACTTTGTTTTAGCAACGATGTCAGAAATGCGGGATGCAGTTGCCTTGCCGATTCTCTGAGCGAACCAAACATCCGAACCTTGGACTATTTCTTCATTCATATCAATCCCAATCCTTTACAAGCGGCAATACAAATGATGATTAAACCTGTTACTTGGGCATAGTATTTATTTACATGAGGTGCTATCCAAATAGTCCCAATCACTATCAAGAATTCTGTAACTGTCATTTCAACCCCTTCTTCTTGGCATCTTTAGCCGCAATCATCTTGGTCTGCCATGCCTTGTTGCCATCGCAATCCGCAAATGCTCTGATATAGATGTCCTTTAGTTCGTCAACTGTTGTAGTGGCTTCAATAGCCGCAATGTAGTCAAGCATCTTGCCTTCATCAGGAGTGCCTTCATCGCTTTCGCCTTCAGGCAAATCTTCACCTGCATAGATGTATAAACCCAAACCATGAAGACTGAGTGCCTTGGTCATGCAACGCATGATGGCTGTATTGACTGCAAATGCGTCTGGGTTTGGGATTGCTTTGTTGCGATAGTCCATCACGGGAAGTTGGCAAGTCATTGGTTTGCCAAACAATGTGACTGTTACAAACACCATCGCTGTTCCGTTGATGTCCATAAAACACTTATCGCCAAACATTTCTATCTTGTAGATTGCTTCAGGATCGGCCTTTAAAGCCTCTGCCCAAGCCCATGCCCATGATAGGTATGTAAGATTATTTTTCTTCTCTGTGTGCTCGTTGACGTTTGTCTTGAGCATTGCTAACACTTGTTCGCTATTCATAATTAACTCCTGTTAAAGTTGACATTTTTTCATTGATAGCAAATAGTTTTTCTATTGCTTCAATACGTTTATCGTAATCTATTACCGACTCATCGTCATCAATGTTTACCCTAATAACGATTCCTTTCCATAGAATACTTGGACAATAGCCGATTGATTGATCAACGCCTATTATTGACAAGTTTCCATAGTCTTCATCTTTCTCAAATGGCTTAAATTCCAAGGAATTCCAAGTGTGTGAGTGAACATAAAGATGATGTTTTTTTACATGATTCCTTATTTTTTCAACCACCATTTGTTTGTAATCTAACCAATCTTTTCTGAACCAAATGGTTTTCTTCTCTTTTCTGACATATCTTGCAAATAAATCAGTTAGAAAAATACCCGTCTTCATGCTTCTCTCTGGATGACCAGAATATCTTGCATGGCGAGAACCCCGCAAGAATACTGGATCATGCCCATCTTCAAACATTTCTAGCCGTCTCTGAAATGGTCGTTGGTGATCATTCATTACTGCTAGTTCTTGGTCACTAAATGTTTTTGATGGAACACAAGTTGGCATATCAGGAATCATAAAATGTCTTCTTAATTCAGAAAACTTTATTTTTTCTTCAACCACATTAGCCACCAAATCCAACAGCCTTGATTTCTTTACCCTCCATCTTTTCACTCAACATAGCAAACTTCATTTCTAAGTTAACTGTGTTGTAGACCTGTTGGGCATAGTTACAAATTGCTTTGGCTTGCGTGGCTTCTTGATTTCCCTGTGCGACATTAAGCATTTGCTCAAGAAGAAATGAGCGTAACTCTTGTGTGCTTTTTGGGGTTTGAATTGACTTTGACATTTATTAACTCCTGTTTAATTGACTCTGTTTAACTTGTTGTTCACCAATCCAATGGCTCAATAATGTTAGGTCATTCATTATCGAACTAATGTCGTTGGTGAAGCCATCATAACGCTTGTTCAAGCATTTTTTATCTAGGGTTTTCACCGATTGTTCTATCCTCATTAGGATGGTTGAGTAGTCGTTCAAAAGTATCTCCAAATTGCGTATGCGATCATGCTTATGACAGCAATGAGGCCAAACAAAACGGGTAAATCATTGATATGCGGTGCTGAGTAATACGCTCCCTCAAATATGCCTTCATTGACATAATCCTTTGGGAACGCTTCCTGTAATGTTCTGCTAAAACATCTTG